TCAATGAATTGCTATCAACATATATCGCACCGACCTGACGGCAATAATTTTGAAGCCATTTATTATATTGTTTTGTCTTTTTGTTAATTTGCAAATTGGTGAGCGAATATGAAGCCGATGCTTGTACTGGTCTAATTGCCATCATTACAGGAATGATTCCCGCAGACAACAATCTAGTCATAGACGCCGTAACAACTGATTGCAAATTAGCCAATGAGTATGTTGCAGTTGTTTGAGTCATGTCATTGATGCCTAGATCAATGTACACATATTGCGGCAGTGGGCTTTTTGCGAGCATTCGGGTTACATATGTTGCCAATCCAGGGTCATCGTTTCCACCAATAATGGTGCCGCCAGAATAGGTATATAGATAACTTGCTGGTACACAGAATGCTCGTTTAGACAAGATCATTGCCCAAACAATACCGCCTGAACCAATATAACCTGCTCCTGAGCCTGAAGAGCCTTGATAATAAGCATACGCAGAACCAACAGGAACATTAAAAGCGCCTACTACGCTCATTCCAACGGCCGCAGGATTGTTATATGTATAAGTTGCGTAATTAGTACCGCCAGGCTGACTTAAAGCAGTGACTCTCCAAATACCGTCAAATGGCGATCCAAGGCCATAAACTCTTATCGTGTCACCTACTGATGCACTGAAAGTTAATTGTGTTTTTACAGTGATATTACCGGCAGTATCATCAATGCTGGCGGTGATAATCTGATATTTCAATATGGTATTTGTGCCATAGCTGTGCGTGATAACGCCCATGATTGGAATGGTATCTAATGCATTTGGCCCAACAGGGGATGTTATTGATGTAGATGTCCAGCTTGAACCATTGCTGACTACCATGCCTTGGTCTGTAGTCCATGCTGTAGTGCCTGCGGCATACAATGATGCTGATGGCAGTTGAGCATAGCTATAAACGCCAGCGAATGGTGCTGCCGATGTATTGGCTACTGTAGATGAACTAGGACCTGGGTTGTTAATAGGCATTATATGGCTCTCTCTGCGGTTTCGGTGGCGGCTGCTCTGCGTTCTGCTGCGTCAATCTTGGCCAGCATCATAGCGAACTGACCCTTAATATATTCCAACTCTTTCTGCGTTTCGGTCTTGATGACAGTCTCATGGGCATCGGTGCTGACTTTGAGGCGTGTCTGATCTTCTTCTGCCGACAACTTAGCCTCCAATTCCTGCATCTTGGCCTGAATGCGCATCTGCTCACGCTGAGTCTCGGCGCTTTCCTGCAACTGTTTAACGTCCTTGCCGTACTGGATGTTTTGGTTAGCAAGCATGAGTTGCTGTTGTAGCTGTTGGATCTGCTGTTGAGCCTGTGCAATCTGCATCTGTGCGGCTGGTGGGATTTCAGATTTCTCATCAATCTGAGCGAGCGGATTGGCAGCGGCCAATCGGTCGGCAATGATGTCAGCGCCAGGGAAGTCCATGTTACGGAACCACAGGTCACCGGCTGCTTGAAAAATTTCAGGCTGTGCCATGATCGGCGCCATGACTTCCACGGCCATTTGACGCTTGGAGTTGTATCCAGGGCCTACATCCATTACTACATCATACTGACCAATAGTGACATCGTTTAGCACCTGACCTACGGCCGACATCTCGTTGATCGTCACCAAGTCAGGCTGGCCATCGGCGCCAATGATTCGCATCACACGCTGGGTGTCGTAGATCTTTGGGATCAGGTCGAGAATGATCTTGCCGGTGTGTTTGATGGATCGAGTCATGTTGTCGTAGAAGTGGAAGTTCGACAGATCCACCTGACCCTGTTGACCCTGCAAAGCCTTGCCAGACATGTTACCCGGCAATTGCTGTGACGGATCGTAGATACCCAATACGGTAGACAGGTCGCTGCTGATCGCCTGTGCAGCCACCATAGCGCCTTCTGGCGGTGGCTCAGGCTGTAAGCGAACAGGCACTGGCGCTGGGCGGCCTTCGATGTCTGTCTGCTTGTAGCGCAGCACTGGCGAACTCTTAATGTTGGCCTGTGCCCATTCACTTTCGTGGTTTTCGTCCTGACCCTCGGCGAGCAACCACTTAGCCTTTGGCGCCAGAGCGATTGACTCGGTCATGGCGGTACGCCAGAAGTTATACATACGCTGTGGGTCCTTAGCATTACGCACCAGACCGTACTTCTTGCGCTTACCCTCGACCACCAATTGCGCTCCGTAGCACGGAACGATAGGGATGTACTTGCCTGGCCATACGGCTTCTTCCAGCACTTCCATCGCAGTCAGCTTACACCAATGCACCACCTTGCGGTAACTGGGGCGCTCGTCAACAATTTGGATGTTGCTAAAGCTGAATCGGTTTAAATCAGGCAGTTCGTCCTTCCATGCGGACGTACCATCGCTTAGTCGGCACAGAGTTGCCCTTTCACGTTCTACATAAAAGAATTCGGCAATGCGAATGTCTTCTTTAGTAACCCACTCGGCTGAATCATCGCCGGTGCCTCTGGGCTGGAATCCAGTGCCATCATCGGCCTTTGGGTACATGCTGCGGAATACATCTTTTGACACCACACTGGTGATCAGGCACTTCTCAGCATCTGAGCCATCAGGCAATACGCTGTTAGGGTCAAAGTACACACTGAACGGGTTGTCGATGGTTTGAATCTTTACTTCTTGGTCAAATGAAGTCTCATCAACGTATTCGGTATTGACGCGCCAGTAGCCCCATCCCATGCGCACTGCGTAGTCGAAAGCGGTGTCGTAAGCAGTGTCAGCGTTGGAATTGACTTCAATGTGACGGGTAATGCCCTCAATCACTTCGGCCATCTTTTCATCGGCCTGATTGTTGACCGCTTGCACCTTGATGCGTGGTCGCTGTTGGCGCTGCTGGTTAGTTACTTGCCGGATGTACGATTCCAGCTTGTTGATTGTCAGGCACGGACGCGCTTCGAGGTTTCTGCTGTTCTGGATCTCGACTGGCCACTGATCGCCCGCAGCAAACTTGATGTCTTCAAGCGCCTCGCTACGATTCATAGAATCGGCTTCGCTGCTTAATCGCAGGAACTTGATCGCATCATCAATGCGCGGATCACTTGATTGATTCTGGTATGCCATGATTTATCTTATCACCCCATCCAACCGCTTGCCATCGCCATCTGTGGCTGTTTACGCCGCTTAACTGGCTCTTTAATCATCAGGCCAATGTATCGAAATGCATCGGCGCCATGCGAGTAATGATCGTGAACTGGCGTCTTGCTGAACTGCTTAGTCTCAGGATCGACTTCGTATCGGTAGTGACGCAAACACATCAGACCATCAGCACAGTTCTCTCTGTCGAACCAGAAGTTCGGGAAGATGGTGCGGGATGCGTTGATTGAATCGGTCACCGGCACACGGTCCAGAATCATCGTTTTGTACCCTGCGGCCCGAACAATGTCTTCAATCGACCGGCCAGCAGCGGCCAGTGTCTTGTTCTGTGCGTCATGTGGTAGCCAAATTGTGTCATAAACGTACCCAAATGATTGCAGCTTGGCCAGATAGTGCGTCATGGTCTTCTGGCTGTCCTCAAAGTAGCGGATAACGTGCGTCTCCATGCCGATGAACTGGATCAACCACCACGCTGTGGCATCGCTCCATCCAAGATCGCAAATCGCATGTACTGGCTTGGTCGGATCATATGGCACTTTGGTGATACGGCCATCCTTCTCAGCGTTTTCGATTTGGGTAGCAAATATGGCGCCATCGACCGTGCGCCTGCAATGCCCTTCCCACACATTGCGGTAGGCTTCGTGGTCTCTGTCCTTTAGCGCATCCTTTTCCAGCTTCAGTGTCTCTGGGAACCACGGATTGTCATCCCAGTTGATGCGGATCTGGATGCAGTCATTGGGTGGATTGACCACAAATCGCTGGTAAGTCTCGTCTGATTCCAGTTCAGGGTTGAATGAAATCCAGATCTCACTGCCCGTCTTACGGATGGTAGGGATCAGTACATTCCACGATAACCGGCTGACTGACTGAGCCTCTTCTACCCAGCAAATATCCACGCCTTCAAAGGACTTAATGTTGGTGACGTTATTGCGCAGGCCCACAAATGCGAACTCGCTGCCATTCTTACCCCTGATGGCCGACTGGGTAATCTCAAAAAACCCCAATAAACCTAACGCCTCGATCTGGTCGCAAAATAGTTTATGCACCGAGTCTTTGATGCTGGTCTGGAACTCACGGGCGCATAGCACACGAATTGGATCTTTAGCGGCCAGTATCAGTAATGCTCTGGCAATCCCCCATGACTTCGCACCGCCTCGGCCACCATAACAGACCTTATAGCGGCTCTTCTCGAACAGTCGCTGTAGCTTCTCAGGGAACTCAGCGTTGATCAGGGGCTTTGACAAAGGACACCTGAATTCCGGCTAGTAGCGGAGCGTCATTGGCGCCGGTGATCTCTTGCTTGACCTGCTCACGGTATTTCTTAGGGAATCGCGCAGCCATTGAGCGTGACCATAAGCCCGTGTTCAATCGGGCTGAATCCTTCTGCTCAACCATATAGAGTCTGGCCTGATTTTCCCACCAAGCCATCTCTAAATCCTGCGCTTCCTCCAAGGCATGCATAAACTCAGGATGCTCATCCCGCCATTTATACAATACCCGTAGACTTAGATTCATCTCAGCACTCATTTGCTGCAGGCTAAGTCCTTGTTTCCCATGCTTAATTACCTCATCGCACAATGAGGGATCGTACAGGGTTGGTCTACCACCACTCATCGCTTTTTCTTAGCTGCTTCACGCTTAGTGGAATACGCAATGGCAACGGCCTGTTTAACAGGTTTGCCCGCTGCCACTTCAGCCTTGATATTGGCCTTAAACGCTTTGGCGCTGGTAGACTTTTTTAGCGGCATTATGCACCGTGGATGATAGCGTAGTTAATAATTACGTCTTCGCTGTAGCTAGTGCCTGACAGGTTACGCAATACAATTACAGCAGAGCCTGTGGTCATGGTGGCAACGTATGCAGTGTAAGCCGTAGGATCGGTCAGTGCAGGGCCGCTAGTATATTTACCAGACACATTCACAATGATGGTGTCATTTGCGCTGATTAAGTTGTTGGTCAGCGTAAAGTAAACAGCAGCACCGCCAGCTAATGCGGCAGCGTTCATCGTAATACGGCCAGCAGACGCATTAAGCGTCACGCCTGTGCTTTTGCTGGTAGCCTGAGTGACAGTGCCTTGAGCAGAAGTCAAGTAACCGATTTCTTGAAAGTAAGCGTCTGCGTATGCAACGCCGGTAGCAATTGAATTTGGCATTTGAGTTTACCTGTGGGTTGAAGTTTGTGGCGGTTTTACCATACCAGCCTCGTCTTTACAATCATCAGCGCCTGGTTCGCGCTCGTAATCGTCACACATCCAAGCCGAGCGGGTGTAGCAGTCTTTCTTGTGCAAATGGCATTTCAGGTCTCCACGAATCCATCTGGAATGCCTGCAATACTCACATCTTACGTCTATCATCGCTGCCTGAAATCAGCATTCCCATCACGATAATGCCGATGTTTGCACCGACAAATACCCCAATGAGAAAGTAGGTGATCATTTTATCATAATGAAGCAGATGTCTGCTTCTTGGATAATTTGGAACTCTTCGCCATCTTCTTCGATAATCGGCCAATCCAAGTAGGTTCCATTGCCGTACTTAACCACATCTCCAACTTCAGTCTCGCGAACCTTTGGCCCAATTGCGACAACTGTTCCTTCGTTATGTTTTTCTTTGTTTTCGATGTAGATAACATCACTTAACTTTCGTGTCAGTGGCTTTACTACTATCCGATCTCTCAGTGGCCTTAACATTTTTACCCCGTTTAATGACTGTGTCTGTGGTGATGTCGTAAGCCTTTACTGTGTGTTCTCCACACCAATCGGCCGCAGACTTTGTCACTGGCGCAGGATATCTACGACACTGACCGAGCGACTCAAAAGCCTTGTAGTAAAGGCAGCTTACACAGGTAGTCATAACAGGGATTAAGTTAGCTTGTCAATATCGGCCTTTCAATAATCTGTGAATCGTTTTTGATTCACTGGCGCCAATCTTTCGGCCTGAGCGATTAGACGCACCAATTGCTTTGTTTACCGCTGCTGAATCGTAATTGGCTGAACGGTCATGCGTATAACAATCGCCAGATCCAACACAACCTTGGCCATCAACTTTGCCTTTGCTGATGTTTTGGAAATATTTGCCATTGTGATCGGTCGTATCCGTTGGTGATGGAGGTGCTGCTTTAACATTCACAGTTGCAGGGTGATTTGGGTAATCGCGTTTAATTTCGCCCAATACCTTGCGTACTTTTTCTCTAGCTTCTTCGCGACCTGGTTCATCGAGCGGTGATGGATAACCTTTAGATTTCATTTGATGTCCCTTAGCATGTAAATGGTTTTGTAAATGATCTTTACGATTCCGTCCACTTCGTTTTGGATGTAGGAATCTTGTGGCAGCAATTGACGGGATTCTTCTACAAATCCAGCCAGACTGTTCATGTATTCAAGCGGGTCTTCGCCAGAATGATATTCCGCTGGGAATTTCTTTAGCTGGCCAAATTTGCCCATGTAGGCTTCTGCAAAATCGTCCACAGCGTCAGGAATAGCCTCGTAGTAATATTCCATTGCTTTGTGGATGCCGAGCGTAGGCGAACTGAAATGAAATTCATGCGCAACACCTGCGCTATGAAGCAGTTGGCTTACGAACTCAGATACGTTTTCTTCGTGCATGTCAAGCATCATACTCAATTTCTGGCACGGGTGGTAGCGGCACGTTATCTGGCCATAAACCATTTGCCAGCAGTTCGTTTACCGTTCTGATATGCGCCATCGCCCACAGATTCTTACGATCTTTTTTGCTCAAGTGTGAGCCATTGTCGATCTCGTTATGGCATCCATAGCACAATGCAGCCACGCAGTTGTCATCGGCCTTAATCCCACGGCCTTTGCCATTACCCCAATTGGAGTGTGCGGCCGACACCCCTTCCCAGCATTCGCATAGCTGGCAGGGCAGTGCAGCGACCAGTTTCAACAGCAGCTTGCTGCGAACGTATTTGTGTTTTTCTAACATTCCACCCCCTTCTCCGCACACCACGCATATAGCCATTCAATAAACTCGGTGGCATCCGGCTTGGTGAACTTGTGCGACTGAACTCCTAGCTGAACGATTCTAAGCCCGTCTAGGCTCGGCACGATGATACACTTATGCCTACCAGTCTCCGCAGCCCATTGGTCGATCAGAAGCCGTTTCCAATCGTCCTGTGACCAGTTTGAACCTGCTTCTTTCATTTGCAAGTAAATTTTGTGGATGATGGCATGGAACATTGAGTTTTGATCAATAGTTCGTTTAGCCCGTTTAATCTCAATTTTTATCCGCTTGCCGTCTTCAAGCTGACGCAAAACGCTGGGCCAAACTTTACGCATAGCAGCGGTGGCCACGCCCACGGTGTCAAATTCAAATATCATTCGCCAAGTACCTTTGAAACAAAAGACGCAGCGAGCAATACAGATAGCGCTTCGTCTGCGTTGTTCACGATGTACACGCGACCTTTCCAATCGCCGTGCCATTTAACCTGGTCAGGCGTCAGTTTCCGCTCGCTGGGTGCTTTTGATCCGTCTTTGATTTCCATCAGGTAGTTTTGACCTGCCCAACCTACCAGCAAATCTGGCACTCCCTTGCCCACTGCCGCTAGGCTTTGGACCGTGGCGCCGACCTTTCGCAAGGCGTCCACGATCACATGGTGGTTAGCATCTGTCCTGGCGTATTTCATGCCACTGCCTTTGGTCTGCTGCGTGACCAGTTTTTCTCTAGCAAGCCCTGTATCTCGTGCTTGCCAATCTCATCAAACATGATGCGCACTGTTCTGGTTTTGTTGTCGTGCGGATCGGCCTGCAATTCAACTCCAAGATAATTGCATACTTGGTTATCGCGCATCACGCCCTGTGAATCTAAACCAGACTCCAAATGCACAAGCCATCTCCATGTGTATCCCAACTGCCGTGGGCTGATGCCGAACTTCTGATAATTGCGTAAAACATACTCAGACAGCACAGTCCTTACATCAACCTTATCCACAGGCTTGCTGGCCTTACGGATAGCCTCCGCAACTTCTGGGTAGGTAGGCGGGAATTTTGGGTGCAGGTTCTTGATTGTAGCCAGTACGTTGAGAATGGTTTCCCGATCAACGCCGTTGATCAACTGCTCCCAGTCCCTTGATGGCCGCTCGCCATGCTTCTCTACAAAGCCGTAGCCGTACCATTGTTTAAGTCTTGCCCAAAATGCTGTTGCTTGATCGCTCATAGTTTCACCTTAATTGTCAAAATAAGTATCTAGGGAAGTGTCTATCTTTTGTAACTTAGGTTTACCAAACCGCCTTGCGTTATTGATCCAAGTGAACAGCGCTTGATCCCAATCCAGCATAGTTGTGCCTTTGGCTTTGTGATAATTCTGAAAAGCCTCAAATTCGTCATCCATGTCAATACCGTAAAGACTGGCTTTCTCTTTGTGCGAATCTTTGTATTTGAATTCTATCGGTAACTTTTTGCGTACCGCTTTAGCGGGTTCTCCCAATTCATTCCCTTCCTTTCCTTGATCCTTAGATCCCTTCCTTGATCCTTGATCCTCACACGACAGTTCGCGAGGATTCGAGAGGATTCGCGAATCTTCCACGAATGCAGGTATTTTGCTTGCTGATGGTTTATCAATCTTCTGATGTTTCAACCAGTTACAAATTTGTATGTAGTTGTCACCATCAATTGTGTAACGCACCAAACACTTCTCACGCTCCAGTTCGACCAGCCACTTGTCAATTAGCTTTCCAGCGTCCAAATCATAGGGGTATAGAAGACTCGCGAGCATTCGCGAATTCCCGCGAAGCCTCCCCGAATCATCTGCGAGAGTCCAAAGAAGAATGAAACAATACCGGCTTTCACGGGTAACACGGCCCATAGATTCGGACTGTGGAAATTCAGGTTTAATAGTGCGAATACGCGCCATAAATGCCCCTTATTACATACACCTTTTAAAGATCGCGGCGCGTAGGAAAGGTGGTTAAACCTACTGTCACAGGTGGATCAGACCTGCCAAGCCGCAAC